AGAGGGAAATACAACTAAAGATCCTTTTGGTAATATTTCTTTACACTTCACAGGTTTTCTAGGTTTATCAGGATCTATGTTTCTAAAATCAAATTCTAACTCACCACCTTTATAATCTTTTGGATCTGATAAAGTAACAGTCACAGATAGCTTTCTAATCTTACCATGATCTGGAGCGTTTGGATTATCTCTTGTATAAGGTCTGTCCCAACTATCACAATGCCAGTCATAGAATTGTCCTTTTTCATATTTTGTAAATTGACAAGACTCACTAAAATCCCAATTAAAATTCCAACCTGCCTGTGCGTTTGCTTGATGCACATAGGGTTGTATTTCTTTATAAATCCATCTATCGTTCATCCAAACAATATTTGAATTTCTTTTCTTTTTTAAATCTTTTACTTGTGATTGATTTAATTTTTTACCACCCATACCACCTGTTACTGCCATTTGGTCAGAAATAGATTTTCCATATTTAACTATTTCATCACATATTCTAGTAGGGACTGCTGATTGAAAATAATAATAATAATTTGCTAAGTTCATATATCTTTATCTATCTTTATATAAAATTATATATCTTAAATAAAATTTAAAGTAAAGAAAATTACTTGTATTTATATCTAATAATAACAATCCCTGATCCACCATTAGCGCCTTTAGTATAGTTGGCACCTCCACCACCTCCACCACCACCAGTGTTGGCTGTTCCAGCAGTAGCAGCACTTGTAGGTGTTGTTGCACCTGCACCTCCACCACCAGTTCCACCAGCTCCTCCTGCTCCTGGAGCAAAGTAGTTACCACCACCTCCACCACCAGCAAAAGCGTTTGGTGATCCATTAATATTAGTTGTTGCACCTGCACCCCCAGCACCACCATTTGCATTAGGTCCTGGACTACTAGCGTTTCCACCTGAAGCAGTTGCTCCACCACCTCCACCACCCCCTCCAGGGTTGTTTCCGTTTCCACCAGAATTTCCTTGAGGCGGAGTTGTTGAAGGAGTGTTTCCTGCATAGCCTGATGTTGTAGGTGCATTCGGTCCACCTCCACCGCCTCCAGATCCACCAGTAGCTCCTGCGTTTGTCCAACCAGCAGCCTTACCACCACCTGCTGATGTTATACAAGCAAATACTGAATTACTTCCACTACTATTAGCAAAAGGTGTTCCACAACCACTATCTGGTGATCCTGCTCCACCTGCACCAATTGTTACTGGAAAACTTGTAAATGCAGTTACCGTTGCTGATGATCCACCTGGGTTACCATCTAAAGGAGATGCTGTGTAAGAATCAGTTGGACTTTTAAATTCTCTAAATCCACCTGCTCCACCTCCACCACCATGACCTTTACCACCTGCTCCACCACCTGCAACAATCATATATGAAACGACATTGTTACCTGGTGTTGGCGCTGTGCATATAACTAAATTTCCTGAAGCTGTAAACGTATGAATTCTATAATCTCCTGACTCTGTTATTGTACCACCTGTGGCACAGATAAAATTAGGTATAGTGCTTGCCCACGTTCCTTGAGACTGAAGTTGATATTGACTTTGCATTGACCACACACCACTTGCTTTGCTTAATTCTTTTACTACGACTACACCTGATCCACCAGCAGAACCATTTACAGAAGGTTGACCTGGTTCATCTCCAGCACCACCTCCGCCACCACCTGTATTAGCAGTTCCAGCAACTCCTGCATCAGTGTTACTATTACCACCTCTTCCGCCACCACCTGAGCCACCTGCACCACCACAACCTATAAATCCTCCGCCACCACCTCCACCGGCTCTTGTGACTGAACTTCCTGTAATTGATGATGCTACACCAGCTCCACCGGCTCCACCACCAGCAGGGCTAGGACTACCACCATTTGCTCCAACGGCACCAGCACCTCCTCCACCAGCAGAGGGTGAAGAGGCAGAACTACCTCCACCATAACCTTGACCTGTTGTTCCACTTCCTCCACCAGCAGGTGCATTATCAGAACCTGCTCCACCTCCAGAACCACCATCTGCACCATTAGTTACGTGTCCTCCACCACCTCCACCACCAGTTGATGTAATGGTTGTTATACTAGGAGCTGCAAGCGAGGAGTCAACTCCATTTGTGGCGTTACAATTTTTACTAGTTCCACCAGCTCCTCCACCACCAATTGTTGCAGTTAAAGTATCTCCTGCAGTTATTGTTAAACTTGATTCGGCAGATGTTCCACCACCAGAATTTTCACCAGCGACAGAACTCCTGTAACCACCTGCTCCACCGCCACCACCATTACATGCATTTCCTCCACCGCCACCACCTCCGGCAACAACTAAATATTCTATTTGTGTTGTCCCTGATAATGTATCTATGGTTCCTGTGGCTGTTTTGGTTGTGACTTTACACTTTCCGTGTGAGCTTGTAGCTGTTGCTCCTATTAATCCACCGTTTAATGATCCGCCTTTTGTACTAGGCATTTAAGTGTCCTCCTATGCGGACACCCAAGCTGTGCCGTTCCAATCGTATACTGTTGGTGTTTCCGCTTCGTCGTTTGATTTAATTGCTTCCCAACCTTTTGTGTTGTCAGCGTTATATTTGTCGTCATTCCATGAGATTAAATAACGCCATTCTGGTTCTGCCTGACCATCATCTGTGATAGATGGGTATGCTATCGGCGCTTGCCAATCGTCATTATCATCTAGTGACCATGATGCATGAGGTTGTTGATTTAAAAATTTATCTTTTGTTGAATCGTAAACAAATCCAATACCTGCGTATTGTTTTCTAAAATTATTGTTGTAAGAAGTTTGTTTCCAAGTGCCACCTTTGAAAAAAGATTGACACCACACTTCTCCATCAGCGTGCATATCATTATCACCTAATTTACCTGCAGCCGTGTCTATGTCATTATCTACAACCACTACTCTTTGTACTATCCAATGTGTATTATCAGTAAAACCTGATGGGTCTTTTTCTTGTTTTATTTCTGCAAAATGTGCCATTTTTTACTCCTTAAAATTTATATTTATAATTTAATTTTAACTAACAGTCAATGTTCCAGATATTGTAAAAGTAAGCAAATTTACTTGTATTTATATCTTATAATAACAACACCAGATCCACCTGAACCACCTTCTGATGGACCAGGTGATCCTGATCCTCCACCACCTCCACCACCAGTGTTAGCTGTTCCCGGTGTTGCAGCAGTAGAAGAATTTGAACCTGTTCCACCACCACCAGCTCCACCAGGTTTTACTGTGCTATTATCATTAACACCTCCACCTCCACCACCTGATCTTGTTACAGCTGATCCTGTGATTGAACTTGCTACACCATCTCCACCTTCTCCTTGAGCATCTGTATTACCAGCTTCAGCGGCACCTCCACCACCTCCTGCTGGATAAATTGGTGAGCTATTTATTCCAGCCCCACCTGCGTTTCCTTGAGGCGGACTAGTAGGAGGGGTATTACCTGCAGATCCAGGGTGTTCGTGACCTCCACCACCACCAGATCCTCCAGTTGATCCAGAATTTCTTAAACCTCCTTTACCACCACCAGCAGATGTTATAGTCGAGAATACAGAATTTGCTCCAGCAGTACACTTAGCACCACCAGCACCTACTGTTATTGCATAATCTGTAAATGCATCTACGGACAAAGCTGAACATGGTGTTGCAGCTAATGGACTAGCTGAGTAGGGATCAGTAGATAATTTACCCTCTCTATATCCTCCAGCTCCACCGCCACCACCTAGACCATCACTACCACAACCACCACCTCCACCACCACCTGCTGCTACTACATATGAAACTTTATTATTACCTGGCGTTGGTGCTGAACATATGCTTAAAGTGCCTGAAGATGTAAATGTATGAATTCTATAATCACCTGATTCTGATATTGTACCACCTGTAGCACAAATAAAATCAGGTGTAACTCCTACCCACGTTCCACCATTGATTGCCTCTAATTGTTCTTGCATTGACCAAACTCCAGATGCTTTATCTAATTCTTTTACGACAACTACTCCTGAACCTCCAGCTCCACCACCACTAGGTGAAGGATCATGTTCGGCTCCACCGCCACCACCACCTGTATTAGCAGTTCCAGCGTCACCTGATCCAGGTCCTTTTCCAGCTCCACCGCCACCAGGTCCAGCAGCACCACCAGTTCCACCGCCAACAGCAGGTACGTTTGCACCACCTCCACCGCCACCAGCTATTACACCACAAACTCCGACACTAGTTCCAAAAGTTGGAGAAATATCTGAACCATTTCCACCAGCACCACCATCTCCACCACTTGGTGTTCTTCCACCATCTGCTCCAACAC